TAAAATGACACCAGAACAATTAGAAAATGCGTATGGTTCTTATATGAGTAACAGAATGTCTGGTGCAATAGATGCCTATGGTAATCCTATTGGTAATCAAGGTAGTAATCAAGGTGGAGAAGGAATACAAACTATACCATTACAATATGGAATGTCTTCCGATAACTTCGATGAGGTAGAAGGTATTGAAACTATAGCAAGCGATCCATTTACTTCAAGATTTTTACAAAATCAACCTGAAAATATTAGAGAAGACATTGAATCAAAAATGCAAAATTATTACACAATATAATGGCAAAAATAGTACAATCATTAACTAGAGCAAGTTCAGAATATGAAGAAGACGTAGCACAGTCTTTAGTTAGAGATTTAGATGCGGTGTTAGAGAAACTTAACACAACGTTTCAAGAAGAATTAAAACAGGAGATAGAAGCTAGAAGTTTCTTTTTAGATT